AGCAGAGGACTTCTAAGCCTAAGGTCGTAGGTTCGAATCCTACTCGGGGCGCCACAATTTGGGTTTTAACCACAGCAAATCGCTGTGGTTTTTTAATTTCCACGAGGTTATCAATCGGCTGTCTGATAATCTCGTGCAGAATTAACAAACTGTACTATTACGATTACGTAAGCGACACCGCAAAAGAGCGTACGACGAAAATTATACAAGCGTGACAGATTGCTCGAAGGTTCAGGCGTAACACGTGTAGAAGTTCGTATTTTAACAATTTGGTCTAGTGGGTAGCGTCGAGCGGTTTGTATAGCCGCTAGCACATTTTTAATTCGGCTGGCGTTCGAGGGTTAAGTTTATTACAACTTTGTAGTTCTTGTTTATTATCGAACGCTCAGCGCTGCTCACTACAGGTCTCCCACACCTGCGCTGAAAAGTGGGCAGTATAAAGCAAAAACCGCTCAAAAGAGCGGCTACAAAGCCATTATATCAAATGGCAGATTGAGAGTAAATATGAAAATTAACGTAAAGCAAATTAGAGCAAGTTATCGCTTTGATTTCTTTGATAACGAGTGGTATTGCAACCACGATAACCTAGAAGTAATTCAGCCTTGCTGTTCAGGTAAAGAAGCTGAGTGGTGTGGCTGTCAGGGCGAACCTGAATTTTATTGTCCAAATCCAGATTGTGACGGAATTGAGGACGAAGTTGTAAATATCTGCGCTAGAGAGGAGTTAGTACAATGTCTAGCTTAAAAGAAAATAAAGAGAATAAAAAACAAAACAAGGAGAAGAAAATGAAAAAATTTAATATTGAGACTATAAAAACTATCATCATTACGATTTTAATTACAGGAATTATCGCGTTTATCGGCGGAATGCAATATCAAAAGCATCAGACTGAACAAGTCAAAGCTGAAGCTGCGACAATCGTCAAGAATGTGAAAGTTGAAGTGTCAAAACAGTAGCGACGGAGAAGCGGCAACCGTTGCTACCACAAAAAGCCGCAAGGGTTGAAGCCTCGCCTACACCTCAAAAAGCTGTGGAGAAAGCTGGTGTGGGCGGCTGCGACAGGTTTCAACCTTTACTTGAAAAATACGATTGGGACGTGCGAATTATGAAAGCTATTATGCAAGCTGAGAGTTCGTGTAATGAAAACTCTACAGGCGACACAAGCCTGACATTTACACAGAACGGAAGAGTATACGGCTATTCAGTTTCTCTATTCCAGGTACGAATTTTACCTGGTCGAGAGAATTGCGATTCGCACAACCCAGAAGTAAACATTGACTGTGCTTATCACGTGTGGAAATCACAAGGATATAAAGCCTGGTCAGTTTACACAAATGGAAGATATTTAAGATTTTTATAGAAAGGAGGTGCGATGAGTGAATTATACAAAGCATTACAGGAGTTTTGGAAAATAACGCCACTCGTAAAAGCCTCAAAGGAAAATCCATACTTCAAAAGTAAATACGCAGACTACAACGATGTAGTTAGCGAAACGCGAGAAGACTTAGAGAAATGTGGATTGATGGTTAAACAAACAGTCAGTCATATCGATACCAAAACGGCTATTAGGACGAAGCTTATTCATCTCGAAAGTGGTGAGGTGCTTGAAGATATTGCACCTGTCGAAAGTGCACCTAACAACCCACAAACACAAGGCTCAGGTATTACTTATATGAAAAGATATTCATACATAGCGATGCTTGATTTACTTGTGGATATTGATGATGACGGAAACCTAGAACGCAAGCTCAAAGAAAGAACTGACAAAGAGTCCGCTGATTTAGCTACTGCCGAAACAGCCTTACGAGCTTGTAAAACTCTAGGAGAATTAAAAGAGAAGTATATTGAGATTCTCAAAGCTAATCCAAAGCTATCGCGTGAACTTGTCGGCGTTAAAGACGAGATAAAGGCAAAGCTAGGAGGTGATAAATGAAAATCCTAGACCTTGAACAAAGAAGTCAAGAATGGTTGGATTTTCACGAAGGCAGGATTTCAGGCTCATCAGCTAAAGACTATTCATCGGTTCGGTATATACCAAAAACCGAGCTGGTTGAATTCGCTGAAAGTAAAGGCTATGAGTTTCCGAAAAATCTGACAATGGATAATATCCGAGCAATGATGACAGAAGATGAATTGAATGAACTCTATGCGAATGTTCAAATAAACGATTCAATCTATAAGTTAATTGCTCAGCGAATAGCTAAGCCAATTAATCCGAACGACTACACTTTACCAGAAGGAGCTACTTATTCGGCTATGCTAAGAGGTCAAATCCTAGAAGAGGAAGCTAGAGAGCTGATTTCTGAAAAACTTGGTAAGAAGATTATCCCTGGCCGAGTTTGGCAATCTGAAGAAAACGAATATATGATTTGCTCGCCAGATGGAGAGTTTGAAGACGAAACAGAAGCCGTAGAGATTAAGTGTTTGGATAGCTGGAAAGTAGTCAAAGCCTACTATGAAAAGCATCCACCTGCTGAATACAAGCCGCAGATTCTTCAGTACTTTGTAGTTAATGAAAAATTGAAGAAGCTTTACTTCTGTATCTACTCAGATGTGTTCTCAAATCCAGATTTAGGATTACAGATTTTCGAGTTAAATCGAGAAGACTATAAAGAGGAGATTGAAATAGTAAAGCGGGTAGAGAACGCTACCCTCGAATTAGTAGAAAAAGAAGTCCAAAAATTAATGTTCTAAGGAGGAATATGATAAATAGCGTAACTTTAATCGGTCGAGTAACTCAGGATATAGAAGTTAGAAAAACTAACACTAACAAGTCTGTCGCTTCATTTACTCTAGCAGTCGGTGATAAAAACTCTGAATCAAGTTTCATCAATATGACAGCTTGGAATAAAACAGCTGAGTTATTAGCTCAATATGCACCAAAGGGTAAACAAATTGGTGTAACTGGTCGCTTGCAGACTAGAATCTGGGAAAAAGACGGTGATAAACGTAAAGCGACTGAGGTGATTGTCGAGCAGGTTCAGTTTTTGAGCGACGGCAAGGCTCAAGCAGCGAAATCAAGCCTCGGTACGCCTGTCGATTTGAACGAAATCTCTTTTTAGGAGGACGAATGGTAAGACGAAAGCGAGTTTATCTGCTCGAAACTGACAATGGGTTTACTATCAGAATTGTAGACCCAGACCTCAGTTTTATGAGGAAGTACAAATGGTCATTTATAGATAATGACTTGGTAGTCTCACGCAGACTTGAAAAGGGGGAAGATGATGGGTTTACAGAAATTGTATCTAGTAAAAAGCGACGATTCAAATCGAAACTTTAGAAAGCGAAAAGACGCACGGCAATTTCAGAAAAAATACGGTGGAACAATTCACAAAATAACAATGATAGATAATTTCATTGTTGAGAGGGTAATGTGATGAAAGATTTATTCAAAAAAGAGCGTGAAGCTTGGATAGAAAACGCTCGTGTAACAGCGAGAAAACTATTAGATAATAAATCTCTGATCACAATTGAAGACGTACTCAAGGAATGTCCTAGACCACCTTATTTACATAGAAACACAACAGGTAGTGTATTCAGATGTGATGATTTTGTGGCTGTCGGTTGGCGAAAAAGTGAAAGACCATTGATGAATGGTAGATTTGTCAGAGTTTGGAGAATGCGAGGATAGATGGCAAGTCGAAAACTAATTCAAAAAGCTGATAGAGTTTTCTCAAAATACATACGATTGAGAGATTCTGAAGACGGATTCTTCATTTGTTGTTCGTGTGGTCAGAGAAAACCTTTTGAACAGGCTGACGCTGGACACTTCATAAATAGAAGGTGGATGGCTCTTAGATATGACGAGCGAAACGTACACGCACAATGCAGGTCGTGCAATCGATTCGACGAAGGCAACATTATAGGCTACACGAGATTCATGCTGAAAACTTACGGCGAAGATATCGTTGACCTGTTAGAAAGTATGAAAAAGCCGTACAAATGGACTGACGGAGAGCTAGAGATTCTAATTAAAGACATAAAGGATAAAACATAATGTACACACTAATTTGGATAATATTTGTACTGTTCATTCTTATTCTTGTAGCTATCTCAGAATACAACATAGCAAAGCAAGACAGAGAATGGCTAAAAGAGCTCAGAAATGATGGCATATGGAAGAAGGAGGAAAAAATATGGAAAGAGAAGTAATGCAACCTTATTACGAAGATGATTATCAATCACTAGATGAGATGAGTACTATCGATCTTCTGGAAATGAAGGACAGCGCACTAGAAGAACTAAACGAGCGAGAGTTTATCATTCATCGCATCAATCAAATCTTAGACAGTCGAATTGAAGGCGAACGACCTAAGTTAGCTAAGGAGTAATTATGAAGCAGTATAAACTTCTGAAAGATCTGCCCACCTTCAAAGCAGGGCAATTAGCATACATATCTGAGCAAGGAAGTCTCATTGCTGGTAATCCAGACAAACCAGAAATTACAGACGCTGGAGTACAGCTGATGATGTACCACAAGACTACTCTTGATAAGTTCCCAGAAATCCTCACAGAATGGTTTGAGGAAATTCAAGAAGAGCCAACAGATAGTATTCACTGGAATCCTAAAGATGGCGAGGAATATTGGTATATTGGTGACGACAGCACTATCGGGTCTATACGCTTTAGCTCGAATGACGGAGACGATGTAAATCGCTTGATAATTGGTAATGTGTACCTAACTAAGGCAGAGGCTGTATGCGCTCGTGAGCGTAAATTAGCCAAAGTCAGACTACAACGAACCTCAAACTTTGAGCCAGATTTTGAGGACTGTAGAGGTGGATGGGTAGTCTACTACAATTACAAGGACAAAGAACTATACGCATACGATACTGACTATGACGATTCTGGTGAAATCGTACGCTATGCAACCAAAGAAGAAGCTGAAAAATCTATAAGAGAAAATCGAGAAGATTGGATGAAACATTTTGGAGTAAAGGAGGAATAATAATGCCAGGCAACAGGATTGGCGGACTAAAAGCCGCTCAGAAAAACTTAGCAAGCAATCCGAACTTCTATGCAGAAATTGGACGAAAAGGTGGTTCTGCTACATTTGCAAGCCACGGAAGTTATAAGGGATTTGCACAAGACATTGAATGCGACTGCGATTTGATTGACGGTCCTCACTTTGTAAAAAAATGTGCGGGTAAAAAAGGCGGTCGTATAAGTAAACGAAAGTAAACGGGTACAATTTGTACCCAGTAGAACATTAACATCAACCGCAGAACTGGACAGATGACTATTTTGCCCACCCGAGTCGTCTGTTCAACTGGCGACATAATCTGAGGAATAAAGCTGGGTTCCCGAATGGGAGTAAGCCGAAAGGTGAGAAATCCTTTGCTCCGTGATTGTGTTGTCAACTGGCTATATAAGTGGCGGAATAGGTAGACGCTTGTATCCCTCTGGATTGACAGGGTGTGGCGGGAAGGTTGCGCACGAACCCACTAACCATGCGATAAGGGCGACCATGTGATGTGACTTTACGAAACCTAATTCCCTCACATTCGAGGAAATTAAATCTCGGCAAATCATCACCTTATATAGCCAACCAGTTCTACGGTTGAATTAAACTACGTGATTTCGTGTAAATAAGGAAAATTATGACCAAACCACACTTTAGCTCATTAAGAATGGACTGGCGAACGCCCAAAGCTGTCTATCAGGTTCTTGATTCAGAGTTTCAGTTTGACCACGACCCATGTCCTGCTGGCTGGGATGGCAAAATAAACGGTCTAACCAGTGATTGGGGTGAATCTAATTATGTCAATCCACCATACGGTAGAGAGTTACCAAAATGGATTGAAAAAGGCTACCAAGAATGGAAGAAAGGAAAAACCGTCGTGTTTTTAATACCAAGCCGAACCGACACTAGATGGTGGCACGACTATTGTATGAAAGCTACCGAAATCCGTTATATCAAAGGCAGGCTTAAGTTTGACGACCAGCCAAATCCAGCGCCGTTTCCGAGTGCGATAGTTATTTTTAGAGCTAATAATTAAACAACTAATGTCAACTAAACCACTAGGGAAAGGGAATGACAATGAATAAAACGAAACTTAACATTAACTGGAGCAATGTAGTTGCTTTTATAATACCGACTCTAGTATTTGCTGCTGGATGTCTGTTTATTGCCTGGATGCTTCAAATGTCCGAGCAAGAGCTTCAGAACATGAACACTGAAGCTCGTTGTAAAACAGTTGGTGGCGAGATGGGCTACTCGAAATGTTATAAAAACGGGAAGGAAATCTAATGCGTGAAATAGAGTTTAGGGTCTGGGACGGCCTGAGAAGAGGTTACCTTAATAAAAAAGACATAGCTATAGACAACCTAGGCAATGTATTTGTATTTGAGGGCTGTGACGACAATGACTCTGAATTGTGGTATGCGCGAATTTTGGTAGACCCAGATAATGAGCGGTATATTATCGAGCAGACTACAGGGTTGATAGACAAAAATGGTAAAGATATTTATGAAGGTGATATCTGCTCTTTCACTAGCAAAACTGGCAAACATGTAGGTGTAGTGGAGTGGACAGACAATTTAGCTAGTTTCGGATTGCGAATGGTCAAAAATAATTTCCTATACACTTTCTCCGAGCTTGATACTATGGGGGTTAATCTTGATACGTTGAAAGTTATCGGTAATATTCACGAAAACCCTGAACTAATGGAGGAAAAATGAAAGTATTTATATCGATGCCGATGAGAGGTAAGAGCACGGAGGAAATTGTAAAAACTAGGTCGCAGATTTTCAAACAAGTCAAAAAAGATTTTCCAGGCTCTAAATTAGAATTGTTAGACCAGATTATAGAGGAGGACTGCCCTTTTAAAGGCGCAGACGCCGGCATATGGTATCTTGCCAAATCCATAGAGATTATGGCAGAGGCTGACATTGTCGTTTTTGCTCCAAATTGGCATCTCGCGTCAGGTTGTCGAGCAGAGAAATTTATAGCTGAAAATTATGGTAAGTATCGCATTTTTAAGTAAAAGGTAAGGTCGAACGATAGAAATGACGAAGAATGAATCAAGACCATCCATCCAGTGTGACAAATGCCATAAGTGGATAGAGTGCAACTATTACTCTGGCTACAGTCATCGCTGCAGTGGGCGTGCAGAGGAGATTCGTAGAGCTGCGCATAAAAGATTGTACTCTATAAACTCTCTTCAAAATCGTGATGCTCGTTTTTTTGGAATGTATAATCTTGCTGACGATTTAGATTCTGCGAGCGTAGTGTACGATCCAGAATCCAATAAACTGTTAAGAAAGGATATTGAAATGAATAATCGCAAGAGAAATCAAGTTGAGCGTTTAGTAAGGTCAATTGATCATGCAGAAGAAAGAATATCGTACTGGGAGAGATTTAATCGATATGGCGGCTACGATATTCTTATAAGACTCAACATAAGCAACAGAGAGCCTGAAGTGGTTGAACATGAAGATGATATCGTAAAGCAAATTATCAATAATTACAAGCGAGACCTTGAGAGATGGAATAAAGAGCTAGATGAGTTGCTTGCTCCAAAGACTACAGGAAACGAACCATATGTGCCGCGCAACGGTAAGATATATCCTTGGTGGATAAAGAATAAATAAGAAAGAGTTTGTTGAATAATTTTCTGGTATAATTGAATTACGGGCTAAGCTGTTTGATTGTCAGCTTACATAATCCTATAAAAAACTACTACTTTTGATCGAGGGTAGTTTTTTTATTTTGCCAAAAAATCCTAAAAGGCGGATTACTTGTTTACCTCTATTTATGCTATAATATAAGTACAGTATGTGAGTTGAGAGAACGCAACTCTGAAGTTAAACGTTCTTATGTATTTTGAAAATGAGGTGGATATGGATAAAAAGCTAAGAAGACTAAATCCAAGACAAGAAAAATTCTGTCGACTCTATGCTAGCGATAGAGAGTTTTTCGGTAATGGTGTTCAAAGTTACATAGAGGCTTATGAACCTGATCGGTCAAAACCTAACTGGTATAATGCCGCACGGACAAGGGCTTCTGAACTCTTGACAAAACGTAACATTCTTAAGAGGATAGACGAGCTGTTCGAAGCTGGTGGATTGAACGACCAGTATGTCGATAAACAGATGGAGAAACTCATCACACAAGACGCAGACTTCAAAGCTAAGATGTCAGCAATTAAAGAGTACAATAAACTCAAACAGCGAATAACCGAAAAGAAAGAATTACACGTTAAACTACCAAAGCCTATTCTTGGTGATTTGGTGGAGGGCGAACAGTAATGTTCGTCTTGACCAGTTCAACAAAGAAGCTTGCTAAAATGACAAAACGTATCCGTGGTGTTTGTGGCGGAACATCAGCGGGTAAGACTATATCCATTCTTCAAATACTCATCAGCAAAGCTCAGAAGGATAAGAAACCTACTTTAACAAGTGTTGTGTCTGAATCATTTCCTCATCTTAAAAGGGGTGCTATGCGTGATTTTAAGAATATTATGCAGGAACACGGCTACTGGAAAGAATCAGCTTGGAATGCCACAGACTCTATTTATACATTCGAAACAGGCTCAAAGATAGAGTTTTTTAGTGCCGACCAGCCAAGCAAGGTGCGTGGTCCACGTCGCGATAGATTATTTATAAACGAGTGTAACAACGTAGCTTATGAATCGTTTGACCAATTAGCAGTGCGTACACGATTAGAAATTTGGCTAGACTGGAACCCAACAAACGAGTTCTGGTTCTATGACTTATTAAATACACGTGACGACGTCGAGATGATTACTGTTACTTATAAAGACAACGAAGGATTGCCTGAAACAATCGTAAAAGACATCGAGGCTCACAAATCAAACAAAAACTGGTGGACTGTTTACGGATTAGGTCAACTAGGAGAGGTCGAAGGTAGAATATACAAAGGTTGGAAGATTATAGACGAAATACCTCACGAAGCCCGCTTAGAGGGTTATGGATTGGATTTTGGATATTCAAACGACCCTACAGCAGTAGTCGCAGTCTACTATTACAACGGCGGTTACATATTAGATGAAATACTTTACAGAAAAGGTATGAGCAATCAACAAATCGCCTCATTTATGAATAACTTAGATTTTGGTGTGATTGTAGCAGATTCGGCAGAGCCGAAGTCTATCGATGAACTGCAAATGTACGGATTGTCTGTTGTTGCAGCGAAAAAAGGCAGTGGCTCTATTCTGCAGGGGATTGGCTATGTGCAAGAGCAGAGTATCTCAATGACCAAGCGAAGTGTTAATTTAATTAAAGAATACAGAAATTATTTATGGCAGACAGACAAAGACGGCAAAACCATAAACATACCAGAGGGTGGATTTGATCACGCACTAGACGCTGTGAGATATAAGCTATCAAGTGTGTTAAAGCCTAAGTACGAAATAAGACCAACCACTCAAACTTCAGGGGAACTATCGTCATTATGGAGCTAAGATTTGGTGAAGTAAGAAATAAATACACCATGGAGGGGGTGGAAGTGGAAGAGATAAAAAAGATTAGAGATTATATGACAGCTCAAAGTATTAGGTCGTTTACAATCTCATCAAAGGTATCGACCTTTACAGAAGTCAGGCAAGAGTTTGAGGACTTAATAAAACAAGCAGAAGACGGTGAGTGTCTAGATATATCTTTAAGCGTGAGAATAGACAAAAAGACAGGTCTACCTCAGCTAGTCAAAAAGACTATTTTAGATAAAAACTCACGACTATAGACGTTTTTATTCAAATGTGATATTATAGACGTGTAACAAGCTACTGGGAAATGCCCAGCGTGATGATTACGTAACAGTAATTTTTACGTTGGGGGAAACCAGTGGCTTTTTCTTTTATAGATGAATCTAACATCGGCGATGCTTACGATGAAAGTTTGCGTAAATATCAGGCAGTTTTATCTGGCATTGATGAGTTTGAGCGTATCGCTCTAAATAAACCTAAGCCAAACATACCAGCTGGCTTACCTAATGTTACAGACGGAACCACAGCTAGCTATATTCAATCCCGCTCTAAGAGTGTTATTCAGCAGTTACCAACTGGGTTAGTTACTAGCTTAGACAAAGATAAAGACTTAGCAGATATCGCTAATTTAGTCTTGACTGAAGAAATCTTACCAAACGCCAACACTACAGGAAGTGTTATTCAAAAGTCGTGGGGAGCTTTAAGCAAGGCTATGACTTACGGCTCTCAGCCAGCTTACTGCTTCTACACACAGCATGGGAATTATTTTGGCGCAGACTTCAAACTGCCTTATATCAAGGACGTTATTTTAGAAGCTGGCAAAGTTTATGATAAAGATTGTAACGTTATTTTCTTAAGAGCTTGGTATCAACCTAGTGATATCAAATATCTAATTCGTCGAGAAAAGCAATTAGTCAAGCAGGGTATAAAGAGTGGTTGGAGATTAGATAAACTTACTCAATTAGAAGCAAAAGATAAAACAGATGAAAGCAAATCACCAGCTGAGCGAGAGAAGAACCTTGAGGTAGGTGGCATAGAAATTATTTTTGCATTCCAGAAGGGTGTAGGTGCTACTTTTTACGGATATAGCCCAGAGACTAGTGAAGTAGTCTATTCAACTGTAAATCCAGACCCACGAGGTATTATTCCAATCCACTTCATGTATCACGATATGGATATGTCTAATCCAATCGGTCGTGGTGCAGTCGAACTAGTAGCAGGACTTCAGAACATGCTTGATTCAGAAATGCAGATGTATCAATACGCACAAGCCCTAAGCCTTAACCCACCGCTAATCAAACGAGGTTCATTTGATACTTCAACTATACGATTCAAAGTAAACGCTATTTGGGATTTGGGAGCAGATCAAAACGCAAGCATCTCACCTGCTAATATTTCAACTAATGGAATAACTAACTTCTCAAACAACTACGGTTTAATTAAGAGCCAAATCTTAAACTTGAACAACTCAAACGACACAAGCGTTTCTGCTGAGGTCGGAAATCCCGGTTTCTCAAAGACAGACAGCGGAGTAAAAGCACAACAGGAGCGCGTTGGTGTTAGTGATAACCATCTTCGTAAACAATTCGAGGGTTGGTTTGGTGATATCTGTGAGACTATGCTTAATATTCATTTTGCTTTGTCTGAAGGTAAACAGGAAGTTGACCTTACTCAAGAATATATCAAACGCCGAAAACTTGAAGACTCTGAGTTTGACGCAAGTACAGCCGTCGTTGATTACAACAAGAAACTAAAAGGATTCAAATTCAAAGTCGACGCTTCTACCTCAAAACTTAAAGATGACGAGCAGTCTATGGAAAATCTAAAGGGAATCTTAGAGCTAGCTCAGTCTGACCCTGAGTTAGGACAGATTATCCGCAAAGACCAATTATTGAAGCGAATGATCAACAAATCGGGTGTTGACGACCCTGAGGAATTAATCATTGACCTAGACCAAAACAATAACGGCGTTGCCGATAGTGAGGAGCAGTATGAATAACGACTTAATCCCCAACAGTGGGTTGTCTTTGGATATCCCAGAAGAACGAAAAACTAGAGAAAGCCAAGAGAGAATTGCGGCTAAAAAAGAAATTGACGTACTAAAAACTCTACTTGATGGAATTGACGAAAAAATCCAACTAGCTCAGAACATCAATCAATTAACTATGAATCCTGAAACGTCAGATAAATCCCTGAAAGTTCAATTACTTGCGGCTAGGTGGCGTGTAAACGACCTTACAGAGCTTAAAGTCTGGATTAAATCACAAATTAACACTAGCGAGCAAACAAATGAATAGTGAAGACGTTAGAGAAAAGCTAGAGCAGCCCTTAGATACCGAATCACTATTGGCTAGTCATGAATTCAGACAGGAGGGTAGAGTTTTAATCTGTGTAGATAATCCAAGCTTAACAGCAGTACTACCGCTGGGTGTTTATTTGGTTGGAGAGAAAGGAGCGTATCGACTAGAGAAGTTATTCTAGGCGGGTTGTTACCTGTAGAGATAAGACCTTAGTAGTATCTCTACAGGTAAGAGTTCGTCTCCTGAGCTCTCATCTGCGCACCGATGTAAAAGGTCGTAAATAACTAAATAAAGGAGTAAAAAACGTGGACAATACCACTACAGACGTAAATACAAGCCAGAGTGCGGCAGATGTGTCGTCAACATCACAAAACTCAACCGACAACACTGATGAAAAAACACTGACAGACGGCTTCTGGGGTGATGATTCAGACAAACAGTCGGAGGATGAGTCCAAAATAGACGAAACCCAAGAAAAACAGCCTGAAGAGAAATCAGAGGGCAAAGAAAAGCCGGAATATTCAAAAGCAGAGGAGCGTAAAGCTCAACTGAATGACGATATTCGAGGGTTGGTGTCCCGTCGGGAAGAACTAAAGCGAGAAGTAGCTGAATACGAAGGTATCAAGCAACTACAAAGCTCGATTAATGAAAACCGAATAACACCAGAACAACTAGAAGCTGCAGGGTTAGACCCACAAGACGCTGCTATCCAAGCCCTTCTATACAATCAGGAGCTTGACCAACAGCAAGCACAAGTAAACGAAATATCGGCAAATATTGCTGACCTTCAGTACAATATGTCGCTCGATAGAGTAGAACTGCTTAAAGACTATCCTGTATTCGATGAAACTTCACCTGAATACAATGCAGACTTCACCAAAAAAGCAGCTGACATGTACGTAAGTGCAGCAAATCTGCAATTTAACGAAGAGGGCGCGCCAATCTCAGCGGATAAAAAGCTCTATGAGTTTATGACAGACTTGTATGGCATTTACGAAGAAGGTCTGAAAGCTGGTGACAAGAAGATATCTAGGGCAAAGCAATCTGCGGCAGTAATGAACGCAGGCGGAATCTCTGTATCAGGAGAAGTAGACGAAAAGCAATTTGTAAATGGGTTCTTCAATTAAATCCTTCAATCTAAAAAATTAACTATAGGAGAAAAATAAAATGGCTATTAATTTGCCACAGGCATACTCAAAAATCCTTGACAAGGGATATACACTTAAATCATTAACAGCACCTGCCTTTAAGGGTAAGTATGAAGTTGTTGGTGGTACAACTAAATCATTTAAGGTGTACAGCACAGACGCAGCTTCTCTGTATGACTATTCTACAAGCAAGAACGCTAGTGGACAGGGTGTTGGTTCGTTCGGCTATAAGTACTCAGCGGCTGGCAATAAAGAACAAATTATTACAGCTTCTCAGGACAAAGCCTTCTCACAGCAAATCGATAAGGCTGACGCTAAGTTCGCACGCGATGGTTCACTCGATACCAAAGAAGTCATGCGTGTAACTTTAGAAGAGTCTATTTACCCAACAATGGATAAATACAACATTGACGCATTAGCAAAAGCAGCTGAGACTACAGCAGTTAAGACTTTGACCATTACTAAGGCAAATGCTTATGAAACATTTATGGCTATGACTACTGCTCAGACAAACGCTAGAGTACCTCACAAGGGTCGTGTTGCGTTCGTAGCTGCAAGTGCATACTCACTACTGAAGCAAGACGGTAGTTTCACCCCAGCCAGCGAAATGACTGCTAAGAGCCGTCGTGATGGCAACTACGGTGAGATTGACGGCTGTATGATCATTGAAGTTCCAGATGACTACATGCCAACTAAGACGACTATCGTTTTGACTCACGAAGACGCAGCAGCAGCTCCAAAATACTTGTCTGAGTACAAGCAGGGTGAATTTGGTCCAGAAGCTAGCGGTTACTATGTAGCTGGTCGTGTTGTATACGAAGCATTCGTATTCAACAAGAAAAAGGGTGCTATTCAAGTTCTGAAGAATGCCTAGCAATTTGGGGCGGGGAAACTCGCCCCTTCTCCGCGTTTTGCCTCTCCGCGATAAATGAGAGGTCGAAGATTAACAATTTGGAGAGAGACTTAGTAGAGTGTGTTATGGATCGCTCTATGGTGCTATAATGATGGCAAATCATTTAATCTTGTGGGAGAAGATAGATGAAGCAGTGGATCAAAAACATAGATTGGTCAGAAATTGGCGGTTATTTAATATTTCCAGCGTTTTGGCTAGGTCTGTTTGGTCTTGTATACTGGCAACAGATATACGACTACTTTGCACCAGTTTACTATAAGCCTTGCACGGTAGAAACTATAAATTACGACACTGTCAATATAGATAAGGGTAAATCTCAGTACGAAACAAGTCGTATAGAAACTGTAGGTCAAAATGGCTCAAAACAAGTCTGTAAAGCCTCAAAATCTGAACACCCAAACAAAGAAACTGTTATAAAACAGCCAGTCAATCAGGTTGTCAGATATACGCCGACTTCTAAAGCTGCATATGATTGTATATACAATGACAACTGCAAAGAAGCCATGGACGAGGGGGAACCAGACTATAACGATGAATACGCGGAGTATATGGAATCTCAACAAGGAAACTCAAGAGGTGGTGCAATCTGTCGAGACGGTACACGGTCATATTCAACTGGAAGAGGAACTTGCTCGCATCACGGTGGAGTGAGTCGGTGGTTATATTAAACTACATCTTGACAAATTACCTCTGTTGTGCTAGTGTGAGGGTATGAAAAAAGAGCCTGAAAAGATCGAAGTTAAGTCTGAGAAAACCTGGGCTTTTACCGTCTTGCTCACTTTAATCGCTGTTAGTTGCATTTTATTGGATGGATATTTCGTGGGACAAAGGGCGTATATGTCTGAGCTACATATCAATCCTGAGATACCGGATGAATTTCTTGTGGCTATCGCAGCGTTGGGCTTTTGTTCTGGGCTAGCCGCTTTTGTAATCGCCGTGATTAAGTTATTCAAAGCTAAAAGCGGCAAAGATGCTAGAGTAGCTCTGTTGGCAATTTTACTCATACTGTTTGTTGGTTTTGGATCTCTTGGGGCTGTTGTTCTCAATATAGAATCAAGGACAAACGCCGGCACTATTGAGGCGCAAAAGCGTGAAAGAGAAAATAACCCAAAACCGCATATTGATAAATACGACAATAGTCCTGCCGACCCCCAGAAGATTTTAGAATTAGTAAATCAGGAACGGGCAAGAATTGGTGTAGCACCGCTAGTGATGGATGAAAATGTTCAGAAGAGCGCGCAACTAAAAGCAGATGATATGGAAGCTAAAGGCTACAGGCAACATATCATACCTGGGACACCATATACGCTGAATAGCGAAATGGCTTACTGGGTAAATAAATCCTGTTCTAAAAGTAGCGAGAATCTAATTTGGCGGTCAGACAATGGTATAGAAACGACCGGGGGTGCTTTTGACGGATGGATGGGTTCAGAACCACACCGTAAGGCTATACAAAACCCTAAATACACGAAAACAGGCATTGCTGTAAGTCCCGACAAGAGAATTGTCGTCCAACACTTCTGCCAAGTCTAAATAACATCTTCTACTGAGTCTCTCTCCTTATAACAAAATAAGGAGATTTTTTATGGGCTATAGAAGTTGGTTACAAAATTATGTAAACAACCACCCAGATCAAAATACAAGGTCTCAAGGACAAGCGTTGCTAAACGTCGTCGGCGATGACATGGGTGTCGACCGTAACTTTCTATCGGGCAACGTAGGCAATGGTGGTAATTTTCGTAAAACAGGATGGTTTGGTAATCACACCTGGGTAAAGGGCGGTAATGGTGCTCTGTATAAAAATGACGAAATTAGCGGCATTAATGATCGTTTTAAGCAGCTTTATTATGCAGATAGGACTGGGGGTGTGCAGACTCCACAGAACACAGACAACACTCAAGGTCCCGGCGGTGGCGGCGGCGGAGGTGGTGGTTTCAACCCATTCGCTGCTCAGGAAGCCCGTAACAAGGCAGACGCTATCGCTAAATACGATGACGAGATTAACCAAGCTAACTCAGCTATCAACCGTCTAGGCGGACAGGAAGCCGTTGGTATTGCTAATGCTGGAAAAGCTAAAGACCGTGCATGGCAAGAAAACGAAAACAGCTTTAATGAGTCAACTGGTCGTTACAACATGAACACCAAAGACGCTATCGACAATATTAAAAAGACACGCGACCAAATTGAAAGCGACACGGCGACTAAGGTTCGCTCAGCTAAGGGTATTCTAGCGGCTGGTGGAGCAGGAGATAGCTCATTTGCTAAGACTGTAGCACCTTACGAGATTGCTAAAGCCGCTTCAAAACAGCAAGGCGAGGCTCAGGATGCATACGCTAAGAACCGTCGAGACATGGACGTCAACTATTTCGCAGTAAAGAACGCTTACAACAAAAACAAAGATGACATTCAGAGCGAATATGACAACCGCGTAAACAGCGTGAAGCAAAAGATAGCACAATCCCGCGCCGAGCTGCTAGACCGCGTCAGAAGCGCTAACGTAGGCAAACAGACGGCAAATGGCTCAAGTATGGCAGCTGCTATTGCAAGTCAGCAGGGCACACGTGACCAAATTAACCGATTAGGTACAGAGATTGACGAATTAGGACGTGATCGTAGCATTCCTATACAGAAAGTGGATTGGAAGGCTCCAGACCTTGCTACATACGATCCTAAGGACGTTACGGTCAAGGATAATTCAGAGATTGGCGGTGTAAATGATGAGATTTCACCAAACTTGCGCCCAATCTTAAGCGACGAAGAGAAAAAGAAAAAGCAAGAGTTAATGTAGGGAGTATTAGGAGATGGATTTTTTTCAAAGAATAGGCAACTTTTTCAGTGGAAAGGGCTGGGTTAGTGATGAGGAAAAACGCCGTAAAGAACAGCAAGTCCAAGCACAGCCTCAGAATAAGCCAGCAGTTACTTTTAAGCAGGATCCTGTCTTAAATAACTTAAATAAAGCACCTAGCTTTGGCAGTCCATCTCCTACTCAAGGACTTTTTCAGCAAAAACCTCAAGCCGATACAGTGCCTAAAACCGATACAGTACCTAAAGTAAATACAGTACCAACAGCAAATCAATTCACTAAGCCTGTTATTCCTGAGATTAAGCCAGAAATCCCTCAGAAGACTATAAATGACGCCCCTAAAGTACTTACTCCTCAAGGGCAACAAGACTGGGTAAACAAAGAAAACAAGCAAATCCAAATCCAGAATGCCATAAACAACCCTACTCAGGTACTTAAACCTCAGATCCAACAGCAACAACCAAAACCTGTACCAGTATCTATTCAACCTCAACAACAGAATAGACCACAAATAGCTCCAAGCTTTGCTAATCCTGGAAGAAACCCTCTATTTACCCTAAATCAGGACAGCATGACCCGCGCCCTAGATAGAGCAAAACAAGAAAGCGACAAGTATAAGGCCGATCAAGCAGCACGCAATAACAAACTAGACAACATTATGCGAGCAAGGGGTGTTAGCGAGCCAGAAATCGCTAAGAACCGCCAGGTGCGTATTGATGCAGAGAACAGAGCTTATTTATCAGCAGGCAAAGCAAGACGCGATAGCAATATTGCACAGATAGCGGGACTGGCTACTTTACCAACGCGTTCAGTGGTTAGCTTCACTAAAGGTGCTATTGACGGTGCTGGTCGTACAGTTGGTGATTCAGGCGATAAACTATCTCTAGCTGTCGCAGACGCCATGTACGGCATTACTGGTGATGAATCATATGACAAAATACGAAAATATATTGTAGAACAGGGTAAACAACGTAACGCTCAATACGATCGAGACCTAGGCATATTTAAGAAAAACGATACGGATGTTGCGACGGCTTACGAGGCGGGTCAAAGCGCCCAACGATTGGCGCAAGATATAGGTACAGGCGTAGCCACTGGCGGTACTATACCCGTAGCACGTCAGTTTGTAGAAAATGCAGCGGACTTTATTACCAATGCAAACGCTAAAGGTAAAAGCACACGTGAGATGTTGCCATATGCGTATGGTAACGCGGCAGTTCAGGCAGCAATAGAGAAGGTTGGGCTAGACAAGGTCTTATCGCCTATCGGCAAAAAAAGTCTAACTAAGTTCATGACAGGTGCTATAGCAGAAGGTTCGGAAGAAGCTGCCCAACGATTTGCAGAGAATGCAATTGCTAAGCACACATACGATCCTAACCGTAAATATGAAGAAGGTGTCCTTAAGAGTGGTCTTATGGGTGCGGTCCTTGGCGGTCCAGCTGGAATGGCTAATTTCGGTGCTATGCGACAGACCGGTAATCAACCATCAGGTGCTGTAAATAGTGTAAAGGGAATGGTGGGAAATAGGATTAATCCTTATGGAGAGAGTGGTGTTGGGATTAACCGACTATCTCCAGCCCAAATGAAATACAACGTCGCTGAAGCCGTGGGCAGTATAACTGGGGATACGAGAAAACGTCTCAGTCAAGCGGCTTTTGGTGATCTACAGAAGGCACGAACTGGCAATCCATACCGAACAAGTGATGGGATGGATGTGGAACTGAGCCGTCAAGGAAATAGAAAGTTTACTAACCCACAAGCGCGAGCCACTAATGAAAACTTTACTGTCAAGCAACGATTGGCGCCATACATTGATCAGGTGATTGAAAAATCTCGCCTCATCGATAGTGCACAAGATAGAAGTGGACATGGTGTTGCGGATGGCGGTTTTGAATATAGAGAGCTACCTGTCAAATATAGAGGCAATGACTATACGGCTACACTCGACATAGCTAAGAGTAATGATCATGGACGCAATACTCTCTATGAGGGCAACATAAGAAAAGCCTCTGTGTTGCCAGGGGAACTTATCGAACCTGGTTATAACACAGAGGCTTCTACTCGTAATATAGCACAAGAAGCCCAGAATGTCAATGAAGACATTAAATACAAGCTCAATCCAGAGCATGAAGCACAAGTCAGAGCGTATAACGAACATATAACACGTCTACGCCAACGCGAAGAGTACTTACGTGGTCAAGGAATGAGTGAGAATGCTCCAGCCATGATTAACCTACGTAAGGCTCAAGAGCAGGCTATATACGCCAGAGACCATATCGGTGAGGTGGATGAGAACGGATTGAAATATAAATTAAGCCCAGAACAAGAAGCATTTTTTAAGGACAGTAAAATAAGAGACGAAAACGGAAACCTCATGAAAATGTATCATGGGTCAACAAATGGTCATATTACTGAATTCCAGCCCGGCACATATTTTACTAAAAATAAGGAATACGCTGACGGATATCAATCGGAATCTGCTAGCTCTCTAACACCTAGCGCATACAAGACAATCAAGGATCCAAAAACGTACGAAGTATACGTTAACGCAAAGAACCCATTTACTCTAAAGGATAGTACAGCAAGAGACATATACTTCAATGAATATATAAACGGTGGTAACTCTTTTATGTTTAGTCCGGATAGTCTGGATGCAGATACTATAAAATCGATGAAGGAGGTAGATTGGACAGACGGTGAGGATTTTAGAGAGTGGTTAAGCGAAAATCATCCCGAATATGATTCTCTATACCTAGATGAAGGCGGTGAGGGTGGATACGGAGAAAAAACCATTGATAGAGGTATATCACTGGTCACGACCAAGCCAGAGCAGATAAAGAATATAGACAACCTCAATCCAACAGACAACCCAGATATGAGATATAAGCTAGACGCTCAAATGCAGGAGTTAGCTAGCCAAAACAAGCTACTAGCACGCCACCTGCAACTAACGGGTGATGAGAACCTTGTCTTCAATGAGTGGCAAAATGAAATACAGAAGAGGGCATTAGGTTACTACGATCCAAAGACTGACACCATAAACCTAAATAAACTTACAGAAGACACCCTAAACCACGAATTAGGGCATAAATTACTTACCCGCGTAGAAAACAAGCAAGACCTATTAAACTCTATCCGTGAATCTTATGGAGATGACTATTTAATAAATAAATACGGCAGTCAATACGGAAATGACCTGAACCTACTAGCAGAAGAACAACTAGCTGACGGATTCAGTGATTACTACAAAGGAAGATTAAACGGTGAAGATAAAGTACGTCTAGGTACTAGATTAGGTATTCCTCAAAAAGTCTTAGCAGTATATGACCGAATCACTGAAGCTATTATGGGACTTGTTGGTAAACAAGATGCCATTAAACAATTTTACGCCCAAATGGAGACGGGGAAGTTCAAAAACGAGGTGTTCGGAAATACCGAACAGTTGCCGGCTTATAAACTTCAGGAAACTATTAACGAAATGGAAGCTAATCCTAAGCCTAGAATGACTAGAGAGCTAAGAGATGCTATAGACGAGTTTATATATGAGAATATAGATCCAAAACTATTCTTAGAGCATAATGACACAAATATCCTCGGAAGTCATGGATTGACGTGGAGTATCCCACGCCTGCATGTAGACGACCTACGACACTACCTAGGAAAAGAGTTAGCTGGAGACTTACCATCTAACTATAAACGCCGTACTGGTAAGCGAGATATCGATATAGTAGCTCAGGAAATGGGATATGACGACATTGATACGTTTATCGATGAAATTAAGCGAGTAGCTGAAGCACGCCGTGCAGAAAGAGAGCGAAAAACCCTATTGGCAGAATGGCGCAGGGATCCAGACGTCATTGAAGAAGCTCAAAAGATGATTGCAGAGCGACGCGCTGAAGAAGCACCTAAAATAGTAAAACCACCAACAAACGCAGAAAGGGTCTCTTCTATTGATCCTGCCGACATCAATACCAATAACTACGTAAACGATCTAGTCAAAGAGCAAAAACTAGCCCGTAAAGGTGAGCAACCTACCCTTAAAGAGCGTTGGCAAGATTTCAAAGCAGATATGCGTGAGAAATTCGTGGACAGATTTGCCCCAATTGAAGATAAAATTAAAAACCAATCTGAACAATTAGAAATGCGAAACGCCCTCGACAGGACTTTACGTGCAGATGGAATATCAGAAGCGTTTATCCGAGACAACAATTTTGATAAATTAATCACTAGTTTTAAGAATAAAAAAGAATTACAAACGTTTGAGCAGGCGTTAATTGCTAAACATGCCCTGGAATTAGAATCTAATGGCATAGAAACAGGACGAGACCTTGCAAGGGATAAAGCTCTCATAAAAGCTACGAATAAACGATTTGCTAAAGAGTTTAATCAAGTTAGAGAATATTCAGATAAAGTCCTACAACAAACAGTAGATTACGGGCTTATTAGCCAAGACACTGCCAACTATTTGAGGAAGAAATACCCAGACTATATACCGTTTGACCGTATATTCTCTGACAAAGAGATAAACACTCAAATGAAACATGGAGTAGGAGTTGGAGAGGCTAGTTTAAGCACGCAGAGTATTATTCAACGTATTGAAGGCTCATCTCGGTTAATCGATAGCCCATTAAATGCATTGATTACAAAGACTCAAGATATGGTTCGACAAGGTGAACGCAATAAAACAGCCGAGCTTCTAGCAAGTTATGCTAAAGACCCTAAGAACCCATTTCAACTAAGAGAGCTAAAGGCAGGAGAAAGTGCAGACGGGCGACCAACCATCAGTTACTTAGATAACGGTACAAAACGTACATTCTTAGCCGCTCCTGAAGTAGCTAAAGCCGCTAAAAATATGAATCGTGAGCAGATGAATATCGTATTAAGAGCTTTGGCAACACCTGCTCGTGTGCTGAGAATGGGCGCAACGACAGTCAACGCAGGCTTTACTATGGCTAACGTCGTAAAGGACTTTGTGGGCGCCACTATCAACTCAAAGGGCGGGATTAATTCAATGAACCCTAAGACGCTTGCTGAGGCAATAGGTGCGGGGTTCCATCATAAGGGAGATCTTTATTTAGAAATGCAACGAGAAGGTGTAGTAGGTAATAGTTATGAAATCCTACGCAACGCCTCTGAATTAAATCTAAATGAGATACGTAGCCATAAGAATCTGGCTACACGAGCTCTTCATAACTTAAAATCACCACTACGAACACTAGAAAATACCATTGGACGTAGTGAAGACATCGGACGAGCAATCCAGTATGTTGCAAATAAAAAATACGCCAAGCGAAAAGGCATGAGTGAATCTGAAGCCGTGAAATTCGCAGCAGACCAAGCAAGATGGAACTCTACAAACTTCGCCAGAAGCGGAACATACGGTAAAACTATAAACGCTGTAGTGCCTTATTCAAATGCGAATATTCAAGGTCAAAGAATTACTCTGCGTCGAATGAAAGAAAACCCAGCAAGATATACGGCAAAAATCACCATGGGAATAGTAGCCCCAACAATTGCCGTTTTAGCATGGAACTACGCCGATGAAGACCGCAAAAAAGTCATGGAAAATATCCCTGACTATGTGAAAGAAAATAACGTAGTCGTTGTTAGCCCTAATGCAAAATACAACAAAGAACAAAACAAGTGGGAAGGTGTATACCTAGTACCGGTACCACCTCAATTCTCACCACTTCACCGCCAATTAAATAATATGGTAGCAAGTACGATGGCAGGCAAGAAGTTTGATATGGTAAAAACTGGTGGAGATGCAGTGGAGCAGATTACGACAGTCAACCCAACCGAATTAAGGCGAACAGGTGCTCAATATATACCACAAGCCGCAAAACCACTAGTAGAGTTATTTGCTAATAAGAATCTGTTTACAGGTCAAGAAATTGTACCAGAAGCAATGAAAAACCTTGAACAGAAAGACCAGTGGGATAGTAGCACGAGCCTCACAGCCCGAAAAGTCGGTGAACTTACAGGTCTTAGCCCTAAACAAATAGACAACGCATTCAGAACCTCTACAGCTGGCGGTGGTCAAAACTTACTACATGGTACAGATTTTGCTATAGCAAAGGCTACAGGAGCTTCTGACGATGAAATAAAGGGTAGAAGCATGTTAGATTCGATTGTTGGAAGATTCTACGCGCCAAAAGGTACAAGCCAAAGTTCATACTTCTACCAATCATTAGAACAAGCCTCTAAGGATAATAAGCTTGTCGGTGACGATTTAGCATTCTTCAAGGCTCTGACTACTCGAAAATACAACGGAGACGGTAGCGTAGAGGGCAAAACAGAGGGTGATGTCTTAATGAACAACCGAATTCTAGCAAATAAGCCAAACATAGTTAAAGCCCTAAGTGAGGCGGCTAAGTGGCGCTCAGCACAAACAGGTGAAGAGCTAGACCCTCTATACAAACTCCCCGTAGACAAACAGCAGTACTTCTATCACTTACAAGGCTCACCAAAGAACGGTGCCGAGCAGAGAAAACTGAAACAAGACGCACCTTGGCTGGAAGATTTCCAAAAAGAAAGAAGTGCGTACTTTAAGCGTCAAGACTTCAAGTCTGGAAAGAGTAATCGAGTACCTTATCCAGAGGTAAGTGATGAGCTTCAAGCTACTCTAAAAACATACCACGATATGCCAAGTAGCCCTCAGAAATGGGCATTCCTGGACGCTCACCCTGAACTATCTGACCACTTCAAGCAGATAGAAGATTACAGCAACAAGGTGCGTGAAGCTCAAGGTTACGCCCCACTACGAACCCGTCCACAACAAAGCCAATACGTAAAAATGCAGATGGCTAATAAAAACTGGCGAGACCCTGCCGTTGCTAGATACTTACAAGATGTGAACGTTTACAACATCACTAACTCAGCTTCTCTGGCAGAAATGCAGGGCGAAGAATTAAGCCCTAAAGCTCTAAAAGCTATACAGAGTGTAGGAAAGTATGGACTAGTCAAAAATCCAGACGGAACATTCGCTCTTAAGTATCCAGACGGTCAAGGTACTAATGAATCTCATATTCAAGCAGGCGCTGTAGATATGAGTAGCTTCGGCAGGAGAAGAGGCGGAAGAGGCGGCTCATCAAACGGTGGTATCAAAACTTCTACAGACACCCTTAAACTGTCAAACGCTACAGCTCTAGGTATGAATGCCTTCAAAAAGAATAAGGGCGGGTTACCACAGTTCTCAGTTAAGGCTATTCAGAAGAGCGACCTATTAAAATCACGCAAACCAAGGAGCAGGGCAGTTACATTTAGGTAGTTTTGTGGTAAAATAAGAATAATTCTAATCCACCGAAGTGCTTGGCGATTGGATACATAAAAATAACAAGTGGTTATTTGTGTATTCGCTCCCAAGCACTTTTTCATGAATGACCACAGGAAGGTGGATTTCATGAATTTATCAGAGGTGATAAATCTTGCCTATCAAATGGCAACAGGAAAAACAAAAACACTAAGCGTGGGTAACTCTAAATACGAGAGGATGCTCAATATCGCTAACATGGCAAATATGCAATGGGAAAGCGAACCAGACGTTATATGGGGTTCATTGTGTGAAGATAGGGAAATAGGTGTAATTGATGATAAAACATCATACAGGCTCCCAGAAGACGTTAGAACAGTAGATTTCCGTAAGTTTATAACATTGACTAAAGGGTCTAGTAGTTGGACGGTACCTTTTATATCCCCACAACTATTTAAGGGCGGTTGCTATGGAGTTTTACAGCTAGGTTGGAAGTTAGATTTTAATGGATTAACTGAAGAAATGAGGGGCGCGAAAATCATTGCGCCAGTTATTCGTCGTACTAAAAAATTAGCAAATCCAGAAGACAAAGTAGAAGTAGATGACCCTTATTGGCTAATTTATATGATGGCTGCTGAGTTCGTTAGAAATAGTCGTACCAAATCTAATCAATACGGGAATCTAGTTACTCTAGCTCAATCTTCTATGGCAGGGATGAAGAGTCGCAATGGTTATAAGTTTGACGAAGTAATTCGAGAGGATGTTTGGATATGATAACTCCCCCTAGAAGTACTGCTCAGCCAGAAATTAGTAGATTAAGTATTAAGTCTTGGAACAAAGGCTACATATCTGCTATGGATGCGGGACGCATGCCTAATAGTGGTCTGCTAAAGATGACCAACGCTATACTAAGGCAAAATGGAACCGTTGCTCCTCGCCCAGGCACTAGGCAATACGGGGACACTCTACCTGGGGAGATCTTAGGTTTTGATGAATATGTTGAAATTGTTGGTAATAAGCGAGTAACTAAACTCTTAGCTATCGTGAAAGACGGTGAGAGAGCCCACGCTTATACAGCACTAGATGGCAAAAACTGGGTGAAGATTGACGGAGCAGACTATAACGGAGAGGCTTATCCTACTTTTACTCAAGTTAGGGATAGAGTGGTTATCACCAACAGTAAAGACTATTTATCTTACTATGACATCCAAAAGAAAAAGAATGTCCGACCAGAGGCTTTACCGACTGTTACTGGGGTAAAGGCAGAGGCTGTGGGTATGGCTGGCACAAATGAAACGCTATATTACTGTGTAACTGCCGTTAAAAATGGAGAGACAGCGAGAAGTGATTCTGCAAGCGTCAAAGTGAGTAAGGGGCGCACTGAATGGCGAGGTAAAAATGTTGATAAGACAAAAGGTCAAGCTGAAGAGTATGTAAAAATCACTTGGAACAAAATCAAAGACGCTGAATATTACATTCTCTACTGTGGGATATCCCCAACAAGCCTCCGAATGATGGATATTGTCGGTCAAATCAATGATACTGCATCAACTCAGTCCTATGAGGATGTGGGGCAGAAGATTCTCAACCCAAACGTTATTCCACCTAATTCAAACAGTACGGCAGGAGTTAAAGCCGCACGATCGGTACTTGTAGCTAGCCGCTTATATCTTTTAGGCGACGAAGATGACCCTTGGAAAATAACTTTTGGTGGTGCTGACCCTGATACTATGTTGGACTTCTCAGCGTTTGCTGGTGGCTATATACGAATCAATGCAGGTTCAAAAGAAATACCTGTTGCAATGCGTCCATTTAGAAATGGTAAAGGTGATGCTGTGCCGATGGTTCTATGCTCAGAAACTAATGGTAATGGTAGTTTGAAATATCTACAGTCATCAAGCATGCAATTAGACTCTACAAATATTCAGTGGATAAGCGTGATTGACGATAATGGACGAGACGGAACAGACGCGCCAGATTCAGTTGTGGTCTATAATAACGCACTTATTTACATCTCTAAGACTGGATTCAAAACGACCCTCACTAAACCTCAAATGCAGAACGTCTTGTCTACTGATAGCCTGACAGACAATATTCAGCCTGACGTTGAACGCTTAAATAGCAATTTTATTCATAAATCTATCGGTCTAGAAGTGAACGGTATGATTTATTTTGCCGTGCCAGTTGGTAGCGAAAAATTAAACCAATTATGGGTACTGGATATGAAGCGTGGCGGTGTTTGGTGTATGCCTTGGGTGATAGGTGACATTAACGACTTAAAAGTTTACGGAAGTAGCGACGGAAAAACACGCGTACTTCTAGCTATCGGAGACAAGCTTATCGAGCTAACTGATGAAGTGAAAATGACCGACAGCGGGAAACCGTTTATCACTGATATCGGCTCAGGAGTTGTGAAGTTTTCTGAAGATGGTGCGATGTGGACAAGCCTAGTGGATATTACATTTATTTTACTCAAACCTACAGGAACCATTAACTTCTCAGTATCTGGAAAAACCGAAGACGAACCACTTCAGCCGTTCTTAAACTTCAGCAAAAACTTTACCCCAAAGACTGTCCCAATTGGGTGGTGTACTACTTCAGGCTGGAACAGCCCTCTAGGCTGGGGATTTGTACCTAAAAAATATAAGTCATCAAGCGGCGAGGTAAGACTATCAATCACTAAGGATATTGACGAAGATGTGAACTGGATTCAGTACTCAGTCGCGGCGAATGAAGCAGGGGCGGACTTTGAATTATCAGACGTAATAATCCAACACATACCGATAGGAGTAATTTTTGAGGAGGACGAAGATGAATAAAAACAAAAAGGAGGTTATATGAACAATACAAATAAAGAAGTGTCAGCAAAAGAATTTGGAGCGTTAGAAGCGGACGTCAGACACATTAAGGAGGGTGTAGACAAACATACTATTACACTGGAGCGAATTGAAAATATCGCACAGGATAACGTTACTCAAGCACAGTTAAAAACATACATCGCGGAACACGAAAAAGAATCAGAAGGTAAATACGTCAAACGCACTGAAATTGAAGGCGTTATGAACTTTTGGAGCCTTGTAACAAGCAACCTAGCGAAATTATTCGCACTCGCACTTGTAGGATTGGCGATTTACGCGACAAATAATTTAATTCAGCAAAACAAAGCCGTTACGGAATTGCAAGAAGAAGTTCAACAAACAGTAAGGAGGAAATAAAATGATAGAAAAAGCACTAGCTTGGTTTTACGCACGTAAAGGTCGAGTTTACTATTCAATGGAAAGCCGGAATGGCCCAAATTCTTATGACTGCTCAAGCTCTGTATATCACGCATTAAAAGAAGCGGGACTTTTGCCTGCTAGCTATTGGATTGGCAACACAGACACTTTATTTGACGCCCTAGAGAAAAATGGTTGGGTGCGATTGCCTGAGGACGCAAACGGCGAGGCAGATACACAACGAGGAGATATTTTCATCTGGGGTATTCGAGGCAATTCGGGCGGTGCACTGGGTCATACAGGAATGTTTGTCGACGCAGATAATATCATCAACTGTCGCTATCAGGCAGGTATTGTAATAGACAATCACGACTGGCTCTGGAGTGCGTCTGGTTGTCCACCATATGCGTTTTATCGATATGTTGGCAAACCTCAAGAAGCAAAGCGTGTAGCACTTCCTGAGGTGTATTATGCAGATGAAGTAGCAACTGTATTTGATTTACGACAAATTAGATGCAACCGATTGATTGATGAGTTCGATTGGGAAGATAATGGTATTCCTGTTTCTGTAGCTGTAAGGACGGATAAAGACGGATACTTACTAGATGGTGAGCTTAATACGGGTGATTACTTCCGAATCGTCGGCTCAACGGAGATATTAGACGAAACCACCGAAAATAACAAACGCTACCTACAGCTGAAAATGGCGAATGACGGGATTTGGGTATTGGCAGAACGAGTACGTGAACTAGCGAATGGAGATGCAGGTACACCACGACCAGAAAGGCGACCTCAGCCTCAACCAGCCCCAAAGACACCAGAGATACAACAGACACCTCAAATCAAAGAAAAGCCACAGGAGCAACCGCTAGCACCACAACCAACCAACGAAGACGTTATGAGGTCTATCGGCAAATTAAGTCAAGATATTGCTAAGAATAAAAGCCTATTAGAGAAGATTATCGATTTTCTAATGAGTATTTTTAAGTTTAAGAAATAAGGAGGAAATATGAAACTATTCAGCGCAGAAACTAAAAACGGTCGAGCAATGCGAACCTTTTTGCAAGGACTATTGGGAGCTATGGCAGCATTTACAGCACTATACAGTGTGCCAGAGTTTAATCAATTTATCACAAGCTTGGATGGACTAACAGGACACACGGTATTCTCAGCAATTATTGCGGTTATTGCCGCAGTTATTAGCCGATTAATGCCAGTTGTTGGAGCAGTAGTCGAGATATTAAAGGAAAAATATGAGGAGAAAAAATAATGCTTAGAAAAGCTTCAGCAGACGGTAAAATACCAGCAGACGCAAGGCTCACCTCTCAAAAAGAAAAAGGCGCTCAAAGTATCTCAGTAAGTACAGTTGAGGGTTGGAGAATTGGTGAAGAGCAAGACTTTGTTATATATGAAGTAAACTCAAACAATGAGGTCATAGCTGGGTCTGTAACTTCATGGAAAGGCGTTTCTGCGTCAAATGGAACTATAGCAAACTTAACAATAACAGGCGGTATAGATAGGTTGTATCCAATCGGAGCAGTAGTTACGCCAACAACTACTTCTGCTTGGGCGAATGATTTAATTTCTGGTTTATTAAAATCTCATAACCCAGACGGCACACTAAAAGAATCAGCACTGCCAGCTATCAAGCCACAGGTAATTCCTAATAAGTCTATTACAGCCGACAAGATAGACTTTACGACTATGCCGCTCGAAGAAAAAGTAAAAGTAAAGCGAAATAATACGACTACTGACAAGCCTGTGAATGTACAATGTGGTGTAGCTATGCTCAGCGTTCCATCAAACGCTCTAGAAGCTACTGTTCAAATCACTTTTCCAAAGCAATTCAAAACACTTCCTACAGTAGTTTGTTCTTTTGGTGGGTATGGTCAACCTGGGGACAGGTGGACGGATACACCAAATTCGTCGTGGGGCGGATGTGCGTTTAGTGCGGTAGGCGTAACTAATACCTCATTTACAGCTAGATGTCGACGATTTGACGGTGCTCAACTTCTAGGAACATATTATGTGAATTGGATTGCGATTGGTTAAACTACTTAACGTATTCTAGAACAATACTAACCTCTGAATTGCCCCAGGGGTAGCTGCCAGAAATAGTAACATGAGTGGCATCAATTGAGGTTATGCCTGATTGATGTGTATTCTCGACATAAGGCAGTGCTTGCTTTACTGGATTATTTGATAAAGTGCCGCCAAGCCGCATATTGCCATAATATCTTATTAGTTCCCACCTACTAGTTAAGCCTTGAATACCATGAGCGAGGTTTGACGTACTGTTGCCAGTCATGTTCACAGTACCGCGCACAACCTTACGATATATAGTGCGACCGTCAATCCATTTTTGACCAGTGTCCTGCTCAGCGGTCGTGTATTTATTGCCAGGCATAGTCGTAAAGTCTATCTTGTGAGTATTGACTTTTACGCTAGAGTTTGCTAATATAAGAACATCAGATAGCCAATTGATAACCTCGGTCGTTTTTGACTGGGGTTTTCTTTGTCTAAAAATAACCTCTTACTCAAAATCGATAAATCGCTAAAAAGCTGTCAAGAGTTTTGCACCAAATTCTTGCATCTTTTTGCAACATTAATAAAAACACCGTAGGAAGCAATGGTGCTAGTTTCCTTTGGTCTAAAAAGAGAGGGTAAAAATGGAAAACGGTTGGATTAAATTGTGGCGAAATGCAGACCAGCATGAGCTACTGTCTAACGACAATACTGCTTTCGTAGTATTTTTTCGGCTACTTATGAAGGTAGATAAAAGTACTGGAACATACAAAACTGGGCGTAAAAAATTGGCAACTGAACTGAACTTAAAACAGGGGACGCTCAGGGGTGCGTTAGACCGACTTCACCAACGCAACATGATAGTATGGTCCAGCACAAACAAAATGACCACTTTTTCTATCTGTAATTGGCAAAAATTTCAATCTATCGACGCAAACAAAACGCACCATCAACGCCAACGCTTAGCCACTAAACAAGAAAAAGAAAAAGAAAAAGAAATAATAAATACGTCAAATTGTAGTCAATTCGACCGCTTCCATGTGTGGGTTTGTGAGTTATTCGAAAAAGACCCTGTACGCTTTAAGCTCAGTAAACAACGTCGAGAAAAACTGAGGCTTCGATTAAAAGAGCTGGGAGAAGAGCGTTTGAAAACAGCGTTTACTGCAATCTCGAAAAGCGAGTTTCACAGAGGCAATAATGACCGTGGCTGGAAAATCGACACTGACCCATATTGGCTTGTCGCGAACTATGAGCGAGCTGAAAAGTGGTCCAACACTACCTCGGAAGATGAAACACCCGATCTATCGAAAGTGGAGATAAAGCTATGAGTTTAGTTCGTTATGATTGGGTGATTCGCACGCTTAATCCAAAAGTGGAAAAAGATAAAAAATCAATAGCACATGCAAACGCTGGTATCGGTTATTACATCATCTCAACACCAGAAACAGGTAAGAATTATTACGTTGTTGCTTATATGCATTTTGGCGGAGAAATACCTGTAGGGCATCAATTAGCGAATAAATATCAGGCTGAAAAGTTAGAAAAAATGCGGGCTGTAAGGTATTCAATAAAGTAGGACTTTGTGAATTTTACACTATGCAGACACGGCTAGACATGGCAAAATTAAATAAGAAATTAGCCATATCTACTGCCGAGTTGATGACCGTGTGGGTGGTCTGAAAGCAACACTAGTTGGGCACCTCAAAATCCTACAAAATATTAATTTTTTTGTGGGAGGAGTGCTCTGTGATTGATGAGTATTTATCTTTTATTCGTGATGTAGACCGTCTATCAGATAAGACCGTCTATGACAGAAAAGTGTGGCTAAATGACTTCGATAAGTTTTTGAGAACAAAAGGCGTACAGAAAATTGAAGAAATTCAGTTGAAGCATATTCGTGAGTATTTAGCCTCAAAAAACAACTTAAAAAGAAACAGTCTTGCCGCCTTGATAACAGTTTTAAGGAGCTTTTTCAGATGTCTAGAAAGCGACTTTGAAATCACTCTAGGGTTTAGGTGGCAAAAAATTAAAACTATAACACCAGAAAAAGTAGACAAAACAGTAGTGCCTGAAGATATAGTATGTAGGGTCCTAGGTGAAGTTGATGAGCAAATGAAAATAATCATCTATCTAATGTTTGGCTCAGGTCTTCGAGTTTCTGAGTTGGTGAGAATACGCACGCAAGATATCTATGATAATTACATATCCGTAAGAGGAAAAGGTAAAGCTGGCGGTAAATGTCGTGAAGTTTTGGTTCACCCTGAAATTATGAAGCTAGTGAGAGAGTTTATTATCAAAAATAGCATCGATGGCTATCTTATTAAAAGAAAACAAATACATAAAAATGTCGACCAGTCGAAGCCAGTCGACACCGACACAATAGCGCGTTGGTTAAAAGTGTTTGAGAAATATGGTTATCACGTAAGCCCTCATATAGCACGCTATTCGTTCGCTACAAACATGTACTTAAACGGTGCTGATATAAAAACAGTTCAAATAAGTCTAGGTCATGAAAATGTGAATACAACGCAAAACTATCTACACGTTCCGCCTAAATATATCAGAGAGCAATTCGACAAATTTATGACTTTACGCCCAATTTAAGCATGAGCCTATTGACTTTTTAATTTGGGTGTGCTAATATAAGAGCATATTCAATAGAACTTTTACACCCTCTGATTTGTACTAAAGCGATAAGCTTATGTTATAATCTGATTGGCAACCTGAGGACTTCTAAGCCTAAGGTCGTAGGTTCGAATCCTACTCGGGGCGCCACTTCATATAACTAATGGGGAATATATGGATGCGAACAAAAAGCCGCAAATGACGCGGGAAATGATAATGAGATTATCTGGTCCTTCGAGGAGGTCAGTTGATGGTTTTAGCGCATATGGAGCTACGGGCAGAGCGCCGATTGTTAATCGTAGTGTGAATTCAGAGCGTCGATATATTAAGGGTTATGAATCCTCGATATCTGCTAATAATTCCGGCAATCGAAGGCCGTTTGGTGCGGAAATAAGTGTAGTGTCTCGGTCGAGGAGTGTTAATAATTCTGATGATATTGGTTTATCTGGTGGGAATCGACGAGTTAATAGTTTGCAGAATAATAATGCTTCGTCAGGCGTGAACAATTCTCGCCAGTCGTTTAACGCTAATCGAATTACTTTTCGTGAACCGCCTTCTCGCGGATATAATCCGTTTGGATAAATAAAAAAATCCCCACTTCAATGTGAGGTTATTTTTTTGGAGGGCCAGGAGGGGCTCGAACCCTCGACACCCTGCTTAAGAGGCAGGTGCT